ATGATGTATTCCCTTTCTTTCCTTCTTGGCTTTGTTGTTGGCTTTGTTTTGCTTTTTGTGTTCGCTTTTGTTTTCATGTGGATTCTTTTCAAGTGAGGTTTTCGTAGATGTCTCTTGTTTTACTTACAGGCAAGCCCGGTTCTGGCAAGTCGTTCAACCTTGTCAACCGTTGGATTTTGAACGCTATATCTAAGATAGGCACTCCTGAGCGGATGCTTGTTTACACCAATGTTGCCGGTCTTAACTTTACCTATCTTTCTATTGTTGCAGGCAATCGTTACAAGCGTGATTTTCTTCCCGAGGATATAGAAAATTTATTTGTGATGGTTCCCCCTCCTTCCCAGATTAGGGAGGCCAATCAGGTTATCATGTCCATGCCTCATAAGTGCCTTTTGATCATTGACGAGGCTCAAAAATATTGGAACAACAGGGATTTCAAGAGTGAGTACAATAAGGAGATTTTGGCATATTTTCAGGAGCATAGGCGTCGCAAGCACAATGTTGTATTGGCTACCCAGCATTTTGAGCAGCTTGATATAGGCATACGCCGTTTGACCGAGGCTCATTACCGTCTTAGCCGCATGAAGTCTCTTGGCATTTCCATGGCTGTCAAGGTTGAGATTTTCGAGCAGGGCGAGACTGTTGACTGCAAGATTGATGGCCGTGAGACTTGGTATTTGGGCCGCTCTATTTTCAAGTGTTACACGTCTTACGAGGTTGGCGGTGACGGAAGCATGATAAAGGAGCACAAGGGACCGAACATATTTTTCAGCAACTACAAATTGTGGGTTATTTTCTCTCTTTTCATTGTTTGCGTTGTTTGGTTTTGCATGCCAAAAAAAGAAATTCCTGTTGATCCTAATGCTCCAACTTCTTCTGATTTTCTTGGTGTTTACGATGACTACTATTGCGCTCGTGGCGGCGTTTACATTCTTCGCTACGGTGGCCGCATTGATACGCTTCCTGAGCGTTTCATTAATAAAACTATATGCCCTTCCCTTCATTACCAGCCACCTAAAAAGGAGGTTAAAAAATGAGCATTGTCAAGCATTGCAGCCGTGACCGCAAATATTGCGTTTCTTGCCATTGGCGTTCGCTTTGTTCTTTGAAGCTTAGAAAGCCTGATGTTTCTTTGTCTTTTCTTTTTCATTCCAGGAGGAAATGATTATGTCTAGTTGTGTCATCAATCATCATAATTGCGATTATGATACCAATTGCGGCCTCACCTGTGAGGGTGTTTATCAGCGCGAGGTTCTTTCTGATCCGGGCTTTGTGCCGCCGCCTGGTCACTATGAGGATTTTATTGCCATGTGCGTGCAGTATTATTTTCCCGGTGGCTGTTCCGGCTCTGTCGGTGACTCTTTGCTTCCTCCTGGTTCATCGTCTTTTGAGCTCACTCCTGCCGTCATTGACAGCATAAATGCCGCTTTTGCCATTGGTTTTCTTGGCGGCGTTCTGAACGCTCTCCCTGCTGTTTCCTGTATGGTCGTTGTGCTCTTGGTTGTTTATCTTTTTGCGTATGCGACCAAACCCAAAGGAGGCTCATGATGTTTCGCAAGCAACACCCTGAGGGGTTCCCCCTGTTGGGTTTAGCGAGTTGGAAAGCATTAGCTGGGTTTGGCGGTTCTTATGCGCAATGCGTTTTCACATAATAGGCATAACATTAGCCGGAATTTTGAAAATTCCCACCGAGCGAAGCGAATGGGAAATTTCAAGCATTTCGGCGCTGTTGCGAGAATGAAATATTTCATCAAAAGAGCGTTGAGGTCATTCCTTGCCTTTGCCGCTCTTTCGCTTATTCTTTTTGGCTGCTTCATTTTTTTGGGGAGATTTGCTTGATATGTTTTGTTTTAATGCCAGACTTTTAAGCGTTCCCGCAGGGAACATCGGCGGTTTTTTCTATGAAATAGAAAAAATAAAAGTCCCAGAGGTCTCCGGCTTGCCGGAATTTAGACCTCTGTTGGTGCGTTTATTCGCTTATTTTGAGCATTACTACACGCCCCCGGGCTTGTCACTTAGGGGCGTGTAGTGAGTAGTTAGATTCATTTAGCATAGGAGTGATTGAAATGCTTTTGTTTCCCCATGCGCCTTCCGAAGTTATGAGGCATGAAAAGGAAAGAAGAATGGATGATGATGATTATTTTGATACTCATTATCATAATGGCAATGCTAGGATTCCCATTTCTCGTTCTTCTTCTGACGATTATTTCAATGATCGCTATTATAACTCTTTTTTGACATGATTGAGCCGGCTTATAATATGATTCTCCCTCTTAGCTATTCCGGTGCTCCTTTGGGCGTTTTTGGCAAGAAGCAAAAAACCAAGAAGATACAAGGCCGTAGCTGGCAGCTTATCATTCCAAGCGAATGGCCTAACCTTGAAGGCATAAAGGATGTCGGGAGGCGCATTTCAAGAAACTATTATTATATAGAGCATAATCATGATGTTGATGAGCTTGGAGAATTTCTCAAACCTCATTGGCATGTATTGCTCACTATGTCAAATGGCCGGGATTTGGTCACGATGAAAAACTATTTCAAGGATTTTGCCATGGCTGACGAGCAGGAAATTAAATACAAGGATGACAAAGCCAACGGCAGGGAATTGGAGGAAAATAGTCTTTTGATGTCTAACAGCTTTGAGAAAATATCTTCCATACATTGGGCAAAGCGTTATTTGATTCACGCAGATGACCCCGGCAAATTTCAGTATAAATACATAGATGTTGAGACTAATGATACATCGTATAAAGATTTGTTTGTTGTTTTCCCTAGCAAGCTTGACGAGGTTGATTATATAAACGAATCTTTTCAGCAGCTTTGCGAGGCTGACACGTTTGAGCAATTCTATTTGCTTTTCCGCAATCAGCTTGCCACCATGAACAACTATCAGCGCATTAGCATGCGCATGCAATTGGAGCGATATTTTTCTGAGAAAAAATTATTGAAAAAGGATTTTGAGACTGGTTGGTCTCCCCCTGACGAATATGGCCGCTCTTATTCTATTCCTTCTGAAAATGAAAAATTGCCTTTTTAACCATAGGAGAAAAAAAAATGGCTCTTGATCCCGCTAATATTATTCACTGCTTTTTGAAGCTTGAAAAGCGTAGATACGCTTCCTTTCATGACTTTATCACAGACATTGGGATTGCTAATTCCGAAATGTCTGGTTATCAGGTCATTAAAATTTTAATTCCCCTTCGCAATCATTGGGAAGCATTCAATGATTTTGAAATGAAAAATTATTTGGAGAGCGAATAATGTTGAAAGATATTATATTTGGCGTTCTTTTTAACCTGTTTTTATTCTTCCTTGGTTTTTTTACTGGGGTTGCTTGGGTTGGAAAAATGTTGGCAGATTATCCATAAATTCATTTACTGTTATCGCCACTTCTATTGCCATTGCAAAGGCTATTATTATTGTTCCCCACTTTAATATAGCTTCGCTTTCTTCTATGCTGTTTTCCATGCTTTTCCACCAAGCATATATCATTCCTATCACTAATGGCAGATTTATTATTAATAGTTTCCACCCTATCAAGGCTGGCATTATTATTGTCGCAATAACTGCCACTGCTATTGTCGCTTTTATTATTGCTTCTGTTTTCCTATCCTCTTTTCTGCTCATGTTTTTGAATTTACAAAATAAATTTGGCATGGTTTTTGCATTATCTCTATTGCCCCCATGTCGGCCGTACCTCATTTGTTTTTGGGCTTGTAGCCTGTTTTAACTTTGGCACCATGAGGGGCATTTCCTTTTCAGCCCGGCAGTCGTTGAACGAGCGAAGCGAGTGAGAGCTTCTGCCGGGCTTTATTGTAATCCCCTTGTCATTCAATTTGCAATATATTGGCACGCTTTTTGCTTCTCATTCAGTTGCCTTTCATGCTCCGCTGTCTACCCCTTTTGAGCCTTTGCGCTCGTGCTAGAAGTTGGCAACATGCTAGGGCTGTGCTTATGGCAAATGTTCTGCCGGGTGAAAACTATGTGCCTTTGCGCACGCTTCAGGAACGATGGCTTTTATCTGTCTAGGCATGGGAATGGAAACAATTAACTGTGAGGTTTTTATGAATAAAAAGAAAATGCCCATTGTCGGCATAGATGTCTCAAAGGATACTTTTAACGCTTATTATTCCGGCCGGGATTTTAAGTACCCCAATTCTCCCAAAGGTTGGAAAAAGCTGTATAGTGAAGCTCCAACCGGCTCTCTTTTCGCCATGGAAGTGACCGGCAATTATCATTATAGGTTGGCTTCCTATCTTTATTCTAAAGGCTGCAGGGTTAAGGTTTTGAATGCTTTGCGTTTCAGCAATTGGCTTAAGTTCACCGGGAGAAGCAAGGCTTACACGGATATTTTGTGCGCACGCTATCTTGCTGATTATGCTGATGACGATAGAGTGAAGGCGTTGCCCTGCTGGGAGCCTCTTAGCCCTAAGCTTGCTAGGTGTAAGATTATTCTTACTTTGCTCTATCGCCTTTCAAAGCTGTCTAGGCAGGCTGGCAATGTCAATCATGCCGCCTCTGGAATAATTAGCGGCAATGATGATTTGCTTGGCGTAATGAATGGTTTTGAGGATTATTGCAGCGAGCAAAAAAAGAAGCTTGAAAAGGAGCTTGTTTCTTTGGTTTCCGCTTTATTCCCTGAGCAGTTTAAGCTCTTGCAGACCATTCCGGGCTTTGGCGCAAAGACTGCCGCCGTAATGCTTGTTAGTTGCCGTGGAATTGAAAATTTCGATTCTTCGGCAAAGCTTTCGGCGTATCTTGGCTTTGGCGTAAAAGTGAAAGATAGCGGCACTTCCGTTCATGATAAAGGCAGGACCGATAAGGTGGGCAATCCCTATTTCCGCTCTTTGCTTTTCATGTGTGCCATGACTGCTAAGGGGTTGAACAAGCCTTGCGCTGAACTGTATAGTAGATTGACTGGCAAGGGCAAAAACGGCATGTTAGCCCTTACTGCTGTTATGCATAGGCTTGTGAAGATAGCTTTTGGCGTTGTGATGTCCGGTGAGCCTTACCGGGGTGGAAAAGTAGCCTTGACATAA